AATGATACATCCCGGCTGTCCCCCGTTTAAATTATGAGCAATAGTGCGTGTGCTTGTCCCATCACCCGTCCAAGTAACAACATCAAAGAACTTCTCAGCCTTGCGGAATGTCCATGAGACGTAGGTACTGCCGCTTGCGTTTGCAGTATTGCCAGACCCGATAGAAAATCCATTACTATTAAAACTAGTTAACTCAAACGGATACTGATCATTAGCCGCTTCTGTTGAGTTGCTCCTTAAACGCGCTGTGACGCCACTTATTGTGTTGTATAGAAGATTGCTGTCGCCACCACTTCTCCCCTTTAGCCAAACCAAGCCACCTTCGCCATCAAGATCAATGCCGTTAGTTATGGTCTGTGTAGAACCATTGCCTGTATACAAATATGTCGAGAACACGTCCTCAACGTACAGAGACTCACCTGCATTACCTGCCGCTGCTGTTAGCGCCTTGGCTAATTTGCTCATGCGTTACTCCTAAACGTAGCTGCCAGTGTATGCACCGTAGAGTGTAGTAGAGACTTTCCAGAACACCAGTGTGTCCTTCGCAGTCAGCGTAGGAGCAACATTGCCCGCGCTGGTCACCCAAGTCATGGTCGGGTAGGTGACCGTGTAGCTGGCACCAGCCTCTAGCATCAACACAATGGCATCACCAGAGCTTAGAGAGTCTGTGAATGTCGTGTTGCCAGATAGGGTCTTGGTCTGGATCTGGCCATTGGTGGCATCAAAGGCTGTGCCTGACAGAGCGTATACAGTGTCTCTGACGGTCTTGTTTGTAAGCGTAGCAGTGCCAGAGGCTGTGAGGTAGTCACCTGCGTCAATTAAGTACGCAAGGCTAGACCACGCTGTAGAGCCATCACCAATCTTAATCTTACTTGTGTCTGTTTCTGCGCCTAACTCACCCTGCGCCAATATAGGATTAGCAGAAGTCCAGTTAGCGGCAGTATCACGCCTAATTTGTATTAGATCAGCCATTAAGCTGTACCTCCATTAATAGTTTGTGGGGCAGTGTAGGTGCTGTTGGCAAACCCACCATCAGCGTTGTTAATAAAATAATTGTTCGTTGTCGTAGGTGCTACCTGTTGCCAACCACTAGCTCCATAGACTTTCATTTCGCTGTCAGTAGTATTAAAGTACAATGCACCTGTCAGTAATGCATCACCATCATTGTCTGTAGAAGGAGCAGAACTTTTCTGTCCCAAATAACGGTCATCAAAGTTATCGTAGCTAGTAGCAGCGGCTGCTGCACTTGAGGATGCACTAGATGCGCTAGAAGCTGCATTAGTTTCTGAAGTAGAGGCATTAGATGCAGAGGTACTGGCTGCGCTTGCGGAGGCTGCTGCTGCGGCTGCTGAAGTTGCTGCGTCTGTGGCAGAACCAAGGATAGAATCAACATATGTTTTATTAGCTGCATCGCCACCCGCAGAAGGAGCTGCAAGCCCTGTGACGCTGTTGCTGCCCATAGCTATGTTGCCTGACATAGTACCACCAGTCAGGGAGAGCTTCAGTGCGTCTTGAGTGTCTACATAGGTCTTGCTGGTAGCATCGTTGCTAAGTGTAGGAGTACCAAGACCAGTAATATTATTACCACCCATAGCTATAGCACCAGTCATAGTGCCGCCTGCTAGGGGAAGTTTAGTAGCTATAGAGTTAGTAATAGTAGTAGAAAAGTTAGCATCATCGCCCAAGGCAGCAGCTAGTTCATTAAGTGTGTCTAGTGCAGCAGGAGCAGCGTCTACTAAGTTGGTGATTTGGGTATCAACATAGCCTTTAGTGGCTGCGTCAGAGGACGCTGAAGGAGTCCCCAGATCAGTGAGGATAGCCCCATTAAAATCAGTAGTACCATTAATGATAAGATTGTTAAGAGTTGTAGTGCCACTAGAAGCAGTGACATTACCAGTAACATTACCTGTGACATTTCCAGTTACGTTTCCTGTTAAGTTGCCAGTTACGTTACCAGTTACATTGCCTGTCAAAGCACCAGTAAAACCAGTGTTGGCAGTGATATTGGTTCCTACAATAGTGCTGGGAGTAGTACCACCAATAGATGTGTTATTGATAGATCCACCAGTAATAGTGGCATTGCTTGATGACACAATACCAGTGTATGTGCCTGATGATGTAATATTACCAACTGTCAGTGAGGTCGGATTAGTCCCCAACTCTACAACAGTGCCAGAAGCATTCTCTGTAAAAAGGCGTTTGTCAGTAACGTTGACAGCCAATTCACCCTGCTCAAGATTGGCTGATGAGGGGACAGCAGAAGCAGTAGAGCTGTGCTTGGTGATGATTTTGGTTGTCATGGAATTCTCGAACTCTTTTGCTGAAAAAGTAAAACTGCACAGCCGATTAAGACTGTGCAGTTCTTGCTTAGACTAAATAAATATTAGTCGTTTACAACCAGAACAAAACCAGAATCCGGGCGGTAAGCCTGAACACCGTAGAGGGTATCAGCGGTGTAGAGGTTAGCCAGATATTCCTGTTTGTACTGAGTCTGGCTGCGGATTCCCATCTGCTCTGCCAAGATCAGCGTATCCTTGTGCATCAGCATAGAAGCAACCAAGCGGTCACCAGCAGTGTTATCGGCTGCTGATTCTACTTCAGGGCAGTTGCTGGTAACATATACGTCAATGCCGTACAGCTCACCAATCTTGCCATTCTGTACACCACGACCATTAACAAAGTCGCTAGATACATAGCGGTCAATGCCCATGATGGCGTTGCGGAGTGACGGAGGGATAACAAATACACGATTATCCATCGGCACATCAGCATCATCCATCTGCTGGATCAAAGCGCGGAAGATAGCATCAGTGAACACATCAGAGGTGGTCACAGTATCAACAGCATACGCAGTCAGGCCAGTAGAAGCATCAGGGAAGAAAGATGCGCTATGAGTCCAGTCGGAACCATCGCCATCACCCAGTGACTTGCCCAGAGCAAACAGGTCGGTATCGATCTGCTTGGCAAGAGCGTAGCCAGCATCGCTGGTGTAGAAGCTACGCAGGCTATCCAGAGCCTGAACACTAACGATATCCTCAATCAGACGAGAGTATTCATAGTGCTTGTTAATAGCAACCTGTACTTCAGACTCAGTAGCGTTCTGAAGGGTTACTGCGGTGTTTTCGCTCTTGGCGTAGGCTGAGCCACGAGTCGGAGCAGGGATGTGAACAACATCACCTTTTTTGCCTTTCATTGCCAGACGTTTTACAAGACGAGCCAATACAAGATTTTTCTCGTAGGCAGCGCGAATCTCGTCCGACCAAAGTTCAGGGACAAAGGTTGCAGCTTCGGTCATTCCGACCGCGCCAGTCATAGTGGGGTAAGTTGAAGTAGCCATTTCAATCTCCGGTAATCAGGAGTCCTAAACTACTCTGCCCTCTGCGTAAGCCTGTCGGATTTCAGCAGCTAGGGAAGCGTATCTATCAGGATCATCCCTCATTAAGTTAATAATGTCTTGCCTTCTGTATTTCTTCCTGCTGGCCTGTTCAACAGCGGTAGATGTATTTCCTATAGATGCTTTGCGTACAGTGTCTTTTCTTGCGGACAGTTCAGAAGAAGCTGTCTGCTTTACAAGACTCTGACGTTCTTTCCACAAGGAAAACAGCTCATCGGCTGCGTCTACATCGTACTCTTTGTCAGCTCTAATCAACAATGCTTGTCGTACTTTAGAAGCCTCTATCCACTCCTGAAACTTCTGATCTGATATAAGCTGTGTTGCATCTGGGTGTCTACGTAGCATCTCTGCCTGTGCCGTAGCCTGACGCTGTTGAGCAGTCAGTGTCCTCAGTTCCTGAAAAGCCGGATGGCTCTCAATGGACTGGTTCACTGCTGTTTTTGGGTCAGCAAAGAAGTCAACTTCTTCAGCGGGTTCTCTCTTGCTTGAGACAAGTTCTGTCTGCTTGGTTATGAAGTCATCGACAACTTTACGAAGCTCCCCTACCTCATTAGCCTGACGGCCTACCATCTTTTCTGCTTCTTGGTGCATACGAACCAAGTCAGTTAAAGATTTGTTTCGGTACTTGTCGGGGATTTCTTCAACAGGTTCTGGCTCTGCCGCCTGCTGCTGTGTTTCTTCTTTAAGTTCTAATTCTTCTAGGGCTTTAATTTCGCCCTCAAGCACACGCTTATCAATAAGCTCTGCCATTATTAGCTCCGTGTAAATACATTGTGGAGAATAAAAGGGCCGTCTAAGGCTGACGGTTTCCCCTTTGGTGGATTAGTCGTACTTCTTAGAGCCTTTCTCATGTGCCCGTGCCCACTTGTAGGAAGCTCCGGGGTAATCAGCATTGTACGGAATTTTGAG